ATAGTTCTTTCTGACAAGGATAAAAATTTAACTAGAGCAATTGCTTTTCCCGCCATGTACAAAATGACGTTGGCTAAAATGCGTGAAGGAATGAAATGTAAGGTTACGTTGTCTAAACTAGATGACGGTACTTTAAATATAAAGGAGATAAAATGACAGAAGAGATAAGGGTTTCTACTGCTGAAGAAGTTTTTGGTACTTTAAGTGTGCCAAAAATACTTATTGCTGCTATTGAAACATTAGGTACGATAACTGTTCCAACTGATGCATTTTTAAATGCAGGCACAGAAGATCAAGAATTACAGGTTGATTACAACTCAGATAATCAAACATTTACATTTAAGCTAAAGGCAAAAGATGAACCAGGGGCAGATAACAACCAGCTCATTACCGACTTCGAGTAATGAAGTAGAGCTAGCAACAGATTATGGATTAGATGTTCTAGCTGCAATTTTACACGAAACAGCAATTGAAAAGGGTTTTTGGAATAATCCAAAAAACTTTGACGTGTTTGGAAATAAGCTTGCCCTAGTCCACTCGGAAGTTACGGAAGTTCTAGAAGCAATTAGAAAGAACAAAGGTTCTGAGGAAATTGTGGAAGAGATGGTTGATATTTTAATTAGAACTCTCGACCTTTATGCATCAATGCGTAACGGCGGATTTGTAACTCACAGCCTAGATGAGATTTTATTTAAAAAGATGGAGATTAATAAGGCTCGACCAAAGCTTCACGGCAATTTATTTTAATGATATAATTGTATCAAAGAGAGAGACAATAAATGACTATAGCGATTGATGACATCCTAGCAGGATTAGATCCAAAAACAAGAGCAAGAGTAAAAGCAGCACAAGATGTAAAAGTTGAAAAACAAAAGACTCCTAGCATTGGGCTTAATATGGCCCTAAAAGGTGGTCTAGGATACGGACGACAGGTTCTTGTGTGGGGAAATAAGTCTGCAGGAAAGTCTTCTTTTTGTCTGCAGATGATTGCATTGGCACAAAAAGAAGGCAAGACGTGTGCATGGATTGATGCAGAAGCATCTTACGATCAGTCGTGGGCAGAGATGCTTGGAGTAGATTCATCTTCCCTTATTTACTCTCCAGCAAAGACAGTCAATGATATGGTTGATGTTGCTACAAAGCTAATGGATGCAGGGGTTGACATTATTGTTGTCGACTCTATTTCAGCGCTGTTACCAGCAATTTATTTTGAAAAAGATGGAAATGAAATGAAAGATTTGCAAGATACAAAGCAAATCGGAGCAGAAGCAAAGGATATGACCCATGCGGTCAAAATGTTAAATTATGCAAACAAAAATACATTATTGGTTCTCATCTCACAGCAAAGAAATCAGTTTGGATCTATGCATGCCTCCCACATACCAACAGGAGGAATGGCGGTTAAGTTCTTTTCTTCCACAGTCATTAAGCTTTGGTCTTCTGAGGCTGAGGCTAATGCTATCAAGGCTGGCGTTAAAGTCGGTGACAAAATTATTGAACAAAGAGTTGGCAGGCCTGTCAATTGGATTATTGATTACAACAAGCTCGGCCCCCCTAACCTTTCAGGACAATACGACTTCTACTACCAAGGAGAATCTTTAGGGGTAGACCTAGTAGGTGAAACTTTAGATGTTGCAGAAATGGTTGGAGCAGTTGAAAAGGGTGGAGCTTGGTATACTGTTAATGGAGAAAGACTTCAGGGTCGTGCAAAAGCTGTAACTTACTTAAGAGAAAATCCAGAAGTAGTGGATAAGCTTATTGAGGAAATAGATGCCAAATCTTGATGAGTTCTTTAAAAAAGAAGAACTTCTGTCTCCAGAACTTGAAAAATTTGGCGGGAAAAAGCCTTGTGCAAAATGCGATAAAGATGCAGAAGAATATTTTTGGGATTCAGTGTCTCTGACCATGAGTTGGGAATGTCCAGATGGTCACAAAAATTCATTTAAGGTTAACTGATGTCAGAAAGATCAGAAGTTAAAAGAGATGGCGCAAAGGCACAGAAAAATTCTGGAAGAGGCGACTATCAAAAGGGAGATGCTCAATGGAAAAGTTTTGTTGTAGATTACAAAGAGTATGAAAAATCAATATCTATTTCTCAAAGCATATGGGCTAAAATTTGTACCGACACATTTAAAGTAAGTAGGGACAAATATCCAGCTTTAAAAATTATTTTAGGTAAAGCAAATAGCAAAACTAGACTTGCAGTAATTGAATGGACTCTTTTTGAGCAGCTAGTAGGGGAGTGGGAAAAAAAGAATGATTAGCAAGTGTGGTTTTAAAGATATACTTTCTATAGAAGAAGTTGGTGTTGTAGAGAATGATATAAATCTGCTTGAGGATTTATGGACTAAAAGAAGCATATCAGAAGAATTATACTTTTATACCGTAGGAGCATTTACATATATAGATAAAAATATATCTGAAGATGAATACTACAAAAATGTTTCTAAGTTTAATGATATTTTAAAAGATAAATTTGGGTTTGTTCATGACAGAATATTACAATTTTTTAATGAAGAGATTGGCCCTGCCGAATACGACTACGACCTAGCGCTACCAGGATTTCATGTATTTGGACATAAGGAAAATGAAATTGATTCGGTAAAGTCTGTTGATGATGTCGGGCTTTACACCAACATTCATAGGGATCAAATACTTAATCTAAACAAAAATGCTTTAAAAAAATATAAAATTGTTGAAGAGAATTTGTTAACCTTTACTCTTCCAATATCTTTACAAAGTGGAGGCGGATCTGTTGTTATTTGGGATAAAGAGGTCCTTGACATTGATTCAAAAACTGAGTATGCAAATAAGATGAGATCATTTGATCCAAATCTGAATGAGCATAACAAGTCTTTACTAGCTGAATATTCGGGTTATGTTCCAACAGTAGTAGAATATTCTTTAGGCAAAATGTTTTATATTATAGGCAATCCACTGCATCAGATTGGATTTGGAGTAGGCGCTAAAAATAATGAAAAAAGAATTACAATGCAAGGACATGCATTAAAATGTGATGGAGTGTGGAGGATTCATTTATAATGACTATCTTTTTATTAGGATTAATGCTAGGATTTAGTATTGGGTACCCGCTTGGGCTGTTCATTGACAAAATAGATAAAAGGGCTAAAAATGACAGAAGATAGAAACACACTTCAATTAATTAGTGATATAACAGAGTTTAATGACTTGCATGACTTTATGAAAGACGAGCATTTAGATAAAGCGTTAGCCATAGTAGTAAAGCTATTAATGAACCCAGATGTTCCTTCTGCCAAAGCCCCTATGCTAATCATGGAGCTTCAAGCAATGTCTACTAAATTTGCAGTCATGTCTTCAGTATATTCAACTATTGCCAAGGACAAAGCTGGAACGGTTAATAATAACAAGAAAAACGTTTACTATTCAGTAAAGGAGTCCATAGACAAACTTGTAGATGCACTTAAGTATGTCGTTAGGTATAATTCATAAATGGCTAGAGATATTGTAAAGAACCTTAAATTTAAAAAACATACTGGAAAACACTTTGATCCAGAAAAGTTTGCAAATCTATTGGACGAGTCATACCGAAATACAAAAAGAGCAGATGGTGAAATGACAAAAAAAACATTTAGTCCAAGCAGTTTGGGATATGGGCACGGTAAATGTCCTAGATACTGGTATATGGCATTCTCTGGAGCAGTTTTTATTGACGATAATGACGCCGTTGCGGTTGCCAATATGGCTCAAGGAACTCAGGCTCATGAAAGACTTCAAAAGCTTATCAAGACAATGCCAGAGTGGAGAGCCGAGGAAGAGGAGATTATTAATGAGTATCCTCCCATTCGTGGATTTATTGACTTAATTATGGAGTATGACGGCGAGACTGTAATTGGAGAAATTAAAACGGCAAAGCAAGAGGTTTGGGACACAAGACAGTCAGAAATGAAGTCATCTGCAAACCATATGCTACAGCTACTTACATACATGAAATTAAAGAATGCTAAAGAGGGATTCTTCTTGTATGAAAATAAAAATACTCAAGAGATTTTAATTATTCCTATTTCAATGAATGATAAAAACAAAAAGATCATTGAAGACGCATTCCTTTGGATGCAAGAGGTATATGACAACTTTAAGGATGGAGACATTCCAATGAGACCCGCAGGGGCAACCAAGTCAAAGATGCCGTGTACATATTGCCCAATTAAAAAAGAATGTTACAGTAAAGACACCCCACTGGGAACTGTTCAAATTGAGCTGTATGAGGTTCCAATTTTATGATATGTATAAATTTAGAATGCAAAAAAGAGTTTGATGCTAAAACCCATAATCAAAAATATTGTTCCGATGAGTGTTGCAGAGTTGCAACTAATAAAAGAATTATGGAAAAATATTATGAAAAGAAAGCTATTAAAAATGGAGCACTAAGATACTGTAAAAAATGTAAAGCAGTTCTTAGTAGGTATAACTCAGAAAACATATGTTCATCTTGTCAAAGAGTAAATCATAAGAAAACAAAAAATTTAATTTCGGAGATCATAGATGAAATTAGCTAGCCTTATTAAAACTAAAGCGAATAGGGTACTTGGTATAGATGCATCTACAAGCTCTATAGCTTTTTGTTTAATGGAAGATGATGTTCCTTTAAAATGGGGAAAGATTAATCTTGTTGGAGAAGATATCTATGAAAAAATATATGATGCAAAAAACAAAATGTCGGTCATGTTAGAAGAATTAAAGAGTGATTATATTGTTGTAGAAGGAGCCATACTTGTCAGATCACCTGATGCTGTGATAAAATTATCATATGTCTATGGAGTTGTTATTGCTGAGCTTATGTCTACTGGTGCTAAGGTTATTACAATTAGCCCTTCCGCTTGGCAGGCGTACATTGGTAACAAAAATCCTACAAAAGATGAGAAGTCTGCAATAAGGTTGGCAAACCCAGGTTATGCAGAGTCTTGGTATAAGAATCAATTAAGAAATATGAGGAAGCAAAGAACTGCTGACTACTTTAATAAGAAATATGGTTTACAAATTGTGGATTTTGATGTTGCAGATAGCTTTGGTATTGCACATTATAGTAACCAGGTGCTTACTAAACGATGAAGCTATATCAGAGTAAAGACTGGCTCTACAGAAGATATGTAGTACAAAAGAAAACAGTTACAGAAATAGGTAAAGAGTGCGGTGTCTCTGCTATGACTATACAGAGATATTTACAAGAGTTTGGATTGTTAAGAAAAAAATGACAGATTATCCTAATAAAAGCGGCGGGTATCAATCTTGGGTAACAGACCTACAGTTAATAGCAACAGAAGCTCCATCTGGACAAAAAATTATTAGAGAGTGTCTAGAGGTCGCAGAAATGCTAATTAAAAAAAATGTTTCTTATGGTGACTCTGCCCTAAACCCAATGAGACTGTTTGCCCAGTCAGATTCCGTAGAACAATTAAAAGTTCGTATTGATGATAAATTAAATAGAATTAAAAACTCGCAAGGTTTTGCAGGGGACAACGATATAGACGATTTGATCGGATACCTTATTCTTTTGCGTATTGCAATGTCTCAGGTTGCTATTTCAGTCGACTAGAAGTATAATAATTACATGAGCGATATAGAGCCAGCAGTACATTTTGACCGAATGAACAAGGTCGTAGAAGAGTTATTAAAGGGCAACTCTGCAACACAAATAGCCACACTTACTGGTTATTCTAGAAAAGAAGTCCTTGAGTTTATTGATGAGTGGAAGGGTGTTGTACATAATGACAGCAATATTCGTGATCGTGCCAGAGAAGCAATATCTGGAGCCGATCAACACTACGCAATGCTTATTAAAGAAGCATGGAAGACCGTAGAGGATGCAGACACCCAAGGACAGCTCAGCGTTAAAGCGGGAGCGTTAAAACTTATAGCGGACATAGAAACAAAAAGAATTGCCATGCTACAGTCTGTTGGTGTTTTAGAAAATACTGAAATTGCTTCACAGATTGCCGAGACAGAAAGAAAGCAAGAAATACTTGTTGGTATCCTAAAAGAGGTTACAGCGGGCTGCCCTAAGTGTAAAATGGATGTTGCAAAAAGATTATCTCAAATTACTGGTATAGTTGAACCAGTTTATATAGATACGGAAGTCATAACCAATGTTCAATAAAGATGGTTTTGAGAAACTAGGCGATGATATATATGTATATCATAATTTTGTTACCGATGATGAGTGCAATTCTATTATAAACATTGCAGAGTCTATGCTAGAAGATGAGTGGATGGGAAGATTTGGCACACCTGGAGAAGGCCACAAGACATCAAACAGATCTTTAGACCAGCTGGTTCCCATTAAAAAAAGACTGTCGGACAAACTAGAAGATGGAATTTATTTGGGAGATAACATTAGCATTGTAAGAATGAAAAAAGGTGCAACCTGGGGACTACATTCAGACAATCATGATTTTTTAGACATAAGAAATGCAAGCAAAAGTTATGTTGAAGGACAAGAGTACACATTAGAAAAAAATAATGTATGGGGACTCGTAATGTATTTTAATGATTTTGCTGGCGGCTGCTTGTTTTACCCAAATCAAAAAATAGAATATCAACCTAAAAGGGGAGACCTGGTAATTCACAGCTCAGATGAACATTGCCTTCACGGAGTAAACGAATTAAAGAGTGATGTTAGATACTCTCATTCAAATAATTTATTTAACTACATAAAAGTTCCAAAGGTCGTATAATGTCATTTGATTTTTCTGATTTAATTGATATTTTAGATGGCGAAGAGTTTGAGGAAAAGCCAGTAGATCTTAGAACATTTGTAAATGATCCAAATTATTTAGGGCTTCCTCCTTTGTCTGAATATCAGTATGTGCTAATAGAAAAAAGCTCTCAGATATATAAAGAGTCTACATTAAAAAAATTGTTTGGAGACGAAGAGGGTGCAATTAGATTTAAGCAAACAGCAAATGAGGTTGTAGCTCAACTAGGAAAAGGTTCTGGTAAAGATTATTGCTCAACTATTGCGGTTGCATATATAGTATATTTACTATTATGCCTAAAAGATCCTGCAACTTATTATGGTAAACCTCCAGGAGACTCTATAGATATTATTAACATTGCAATCAACTCCCAGCAAGCAAACAATGTTTTTTTTAAGGGATTTAAAAGCAGAATTGAAAAGTCTCCTTGGTTTATAGGTAAATATTATTCAAAGGCTTCTGAAATTCAATTTAGCAAAGCAATCACTGTACACTCAGGACACTCGGAAAGAGAAGCTTGGGAGGGGTACAACGTTATAGTTGTTATCCTAGATGAAATTTCTGGTTTTGCAATTGAAAATACTACAGGTCATGATCAAGCAAAAACAGGCAGCGCTGTATACGATATGTATAGGGCTTCAGTAGACTCCCGCTTTCCAGATTTTGGTAAAGTAATATTGCTATCTTTTCCCAGATTTAAAAACGATTACATACAGCAGAGATATGATGCAGTTATAGGAGAAAAAGAAACTGTAATCAGAGAGCATAAGTTTAAGATGTACGAGGAGATTCCAGATGGAACGGCAGGCAATGAGTTTGAAATACAGTGGGAAGAGGATCACATCATATCTTATAAAATACCTAAAGTATATGCAATTAAACGTCCGACCTGGGAGATCAACCCAGTCAGAAAAATTGATGATTTTAAAACAGCATTTTTTACAAATCCCACAGACGCTCTTTCAAGATTTGCCTGTATGCCACCTGATGCGATTGATGCATTTTTTAAGTCAAGAGAAAAAGTAGAAAAGGCATTTAATGTTGGGCAAATTGCAGTAGATAATTTTGGTAGACTTGAAGAGTGGTTTCTGCCAGACCCAGATAAAAAATACTATATACACGTAGACTTAGCACAAAAACATGACCACTGTGCAGTTACAATGGCTCACGTTAACAAGTGGGTAAATGTAAAGGTAACAGACACCTACTCACAGCCAGCGCCTATTGTAGAAGTAGATGCGGTTAGGTACTGGACCCCGACACCAGATAAGTCGGTAGATTTTACTGAAGTAAAAGATTATATTCTATCTCTTAAAACAAGGGGATTTAACATAGCAGTATGTACCTTTGACAGATGGAACTCTCATGATATGATGCAACAACTAAAACAATATGGCATCAATACAGAGATTCTGTCTGTCGCTAAAAAACATTATGATGATATGGCCATGATTGTAGCTGAAGAAAGACTAATAGGACCACACATACCTTTACTTATAGACGAACTTTGCCAACTTAGAATTATGAGAGATAAGGTAGACCACCCACGAAAAGGTTCAAAAGACTTAGCAGATGCTACTTGTGGAGCAATATTTAATTCAATCAGCAGAACCAGATTTGATAATAATCAAGAGATAAAGATACATACATATGAATCAATGAGCTACGACAATGACTTTGGAACAGAGGCAGACGGAGAAACCAGCTCATACAATATGATTAGGGCTCCTAGAATGCCAGAAAACTTAAAAGACGCAATGGACAGGATGCAAATAATATGAGCGAATATCAAGAAATGGCAAAAGAATGTAAGTGTTGCGGTAAACATGTTCCGCTTCCCACTGTAATGAAAGAATATAACAATATAATAATGTGTCCCACAACATTTTATAATGTAGTAGAATATAAAAGAATATGGGAGTCCTACGGATCAAGACCAATGGGTTCAATAAGAAAACACTTTTCGGAATATGTACAACAAATAGTAGAGCAATCCATTGACAAATCCGTATAGTTTTTATATAATATAAAAAAGTAAAGTGCCAGTAGCTTAGTTGGTTAAAGCCCCGAACTCATAATTCGGTAATCGTAGGTTCAAGTCCTACCTGGCACACTAGTGGGAATTAGCTCAGATGGTAGAGCGTCGAACTGTTAATTCGAATGTCGCAGGATCGATGCCTGCATTCCCAGCGATACCTCTGTAGCTCAGCGGAAGAGCAACAGACTTCTAATCTGTTGGTCGCTGGTTCGATTCCAGCCAGGGGTGCGGGGAATTCCCACTTATATATAAGGAGAACTATGAAAACTGTAGGAGATAAGCTCGGTAGCTTTGCCGTTACTGGAGTTAAACCTGGAGCGTTGTCGTATGACGACTCTTCATTTGAAGTAATTAATCAAGATTCTTTTCCAGGCAAATGGAAAGTGATTGCATTCTATCCAAAGGACTTTACGTTTGTTTGTCCAACAGAAATTGTTGCATATGATGCACTAGTAAATGATTTTAATGACCGTGATACAGTTCTTATGACTGGATCAGTTGATAATGAATTCTGTAAAATTGCATGGCGTAATGCACATGATGATTTAAAGAAGACAAATTCATGGTCATTTGCAGATACAGGACGCCAGCTTGCAAGCGATTTGGGCGTACACCACCCTTCTGGAGTTACATACCGTGCAACATTTATTGTAGACCCAGACAACATCATTCAGCATGTTACAGTCAATAACCTAGACGTGGGGAGAAATCCAGAGGAGACACTTCGTGTCCTAGATGCACTACAGACTGGCGAACTCTGTGCTTGTAATAGATCCCTTGGTGGAGAAACTCTATAATGTCATGGGTAGAACAGCTAAAAGAATCCCTTCCAGACTACGCAAAAGACATTAAACTAAACCTTGATGCAGTAATTAATAGGTCAACTATTGATTCAGAGCAAGCGACATACTTGTCAATTGCTGCAGCTTTTGCAACTGGAAACTCTAAGCTGCTTGCATTTATTGTTGCAAGCGCAACAGATGAAGTTGAAAAGAATGCAGCCCTTACTGCTGGTTCAATTATGGCTCAGAACAATGTATGGTACCCATTCATTGAGATGGCAGATGATCCAGCGCTTAAGGGTCTTCCAGCACAATTAAGAATGAATGCCATTACATCGCATGGAGGAACAACAAAGGCTAAGTTTGAAGCTTACTCTTTGGCATCTTCAATTATTGGAAAGTGTCACTTTTGTGTGAAAGCGCATTATGAAACATTAAAGGAAGAAGGATATTCAGTAGAGCAATTGCGTGATATCGGAAGAATTGCAGCAACAATTAACGCTCTATCTAAAATTCTTTCTGCCTAACAATTAATACAAAGGCTGAGAATCCTCAATGTATTAGGTTAATGGGTTGGTCTGCTCGTAGACCTATTAACCATCTGTTCCTATAGCTCAGCTGGTAGAGCAGCAGACTTTTAATCTGCGGGTCGATGGTTCGAAACCATCTGGGGACACGAAATGGTATAATCTATATATGGAAAAATTTATTTACCCAGATAACATGAAGGAAATAGTTCACAGGCCAGATATTGTTGAGTATAAAAATGTTTTAACAAAATCAGAATGTGATTTCTTGATAGAATACTGGAACAGTCTTGACGACTGGTCTTTATCTTGTTTTTATAACTCATATGTTATTTCTGGTAAAAAACCAAATAAACAAGAAGCTGGTTACAGTTTAAGACAGGTGCAGCTTAAATCACAAGACTTAGCGGAAAAAGTTTTTAAAGCTAAACTAAGACAGATTAGTTTAAGCGCACACAGGTGGGACCCAGGAGCATTTGCTGGAGATCACGCAGACAACGCAGAACTAGACGGAACCCCTAATGCGTGGGAGGAAAATAAATTTGTTACCATGATTTATTTAAATGATAACTTTGAAGGAGGATTGCTTACATTTAGAGATCATGAGTTAGCCTTTAAACCAGAAACTGGTTCCTTTATAGTTTTTGATGTTGGCATTAAAAATGTTCATGCAGTAACCGAAGTTTTGTCTGGTCAAAGATATACAATGTTAGGCTCATATGATTACGCAGATTCTTCATACGATAAAAATTTTCAAGAAATAAAAAATTTAATAAAGTTAGATCAAGATAAACAAAAAGAACAATGGGGTCAAGGTCAAGTCATGCCCTCAACTATTGCCACATCCTATGAGGCAGTTAATAAATAGATCGGAATAGCAATGAGATTGGTTAATACAACAGAGTTTACTTCTATTGAAGAAATTAAATCTAACCCTGAAAAATATAAGAATATTTTTTTAAAAGATAAAATTATTGTATTTAGAAATGCTAATTTAAACAAAGAGCAACAGACAGACCTTATGGAATTTTTTGGAGACACTCTTGGGTGGTATCCAAATTCTTTAGATCATAGCCCGTCGGATTACGTAGAAGATCATCATAAGCACATGGTAAATGGTTATTATGCTACAAAAGATCAATTAATGTTAAATTGGCACATTGAACATGTAGAAAATGAAAATGATTCATTTCATGGGGCTACTTGGAGAATGGAAAAATTTAATTGCCCAGAAGACTCAGGACATACTTATTTTATGGATATGACCGAAATGTATTCTAGGTTAAACAAAGAAGATCAAGAATTTTTGGACAAATGCACAACATACATAACAGTCACTGAAGCTACTTACGATACTAATAATAATCAAACTTTAAAAGAAGTTAAGCAATCCTTTAAAACTGTCAACACTCACCCAATAACTGGTGAAAAAACATTACGAGTTCATTTAGCATCCCCCCACCCAGAATTCACATATTTAAAATATTTTGATGGGCGTGAGCCAAATGATAGCGAAACACAAAATTTCATGCGATTAATTAAATGGATTTGTAATGAGGTTTGGACAAACGAAGATATCAGGATGGTCCATAAATGGAAAGAGGGAGACCTTGCGGTCCCTGATTTATATAAACTAGCACACTCAGTGAGCGGGGGATTTATAGAAAATCAAAGAACTTTACAGGGGCAATTTGGCAAAGCAAAACCGTGGCATCGTTTTCAATAAAATGATATACTAAACACTAATAAAAGAAAAGAGAAAAAATGAAACAGCTAATTAATTCAATGCAAGAGTTGCAATCAAATTCATTTATTTATACAAATCTTGTAAAAGGTTTTTATCTTAACACAGAGTCCGTGCTTATGAGACAGTCACAAATTGTCTACAAAGAAATATATCTAGAGTCAGACAGGCTTCTTATGGAGACCTCGTTATGGCTACGCAGAATAGGCGGAGAGGCTCTTTATACAATTGAAGAGATATCTGAATCGCAAACTTTAGGCAACGTTAAGCCAGACACATACTGTGGAGTCGAAATGGCAGTTCATCTTGTGCCAATAAACAAAAAAATGATCGAAGAAATAAGAGTTGTAACAGAACAAGCAATAGCAAGTAAAGAGTGGGCATTAGTACAACACTTATCTGAGCTTTTAAAGAAGCATCAAGAGTGGAACTGGTTCTTGGAGTCTAGCCTAAAGCTTCCACCAAATCCATGGAAATCTCTTAAGGACTAAAATTGCAACTAGACACACTAACGAACAGTTTATGTTTTGATGACATACTGTTGGTACCAAAAAGATCTAATGTCAAAAGTAGATCAGACATAGAATTAAAATCAGTTGTTGGAAACCCAAATAACCCAGCAGCGTGGCTTACTTTAGAAAATGCATTTGTAATGGCACCGATGGAATTTATTAGCAGCACAAGCATGATCAAAGAGGTGCTTGAATATGGTGGCTTGGCTTTTGTTCACAGATTTCAAAACAAAGATGATCGTCTGGCCCAGTACAAAAAAATTTCTTTAGAATCAGAATGGTCTCACAGACTTGGCTTTGCCATCAATAATACAGATGTAGACGACAAGGGTTTTATAGAACAAATACTTAATTTGGGATGCAGGGTTATACTAATAGACACTGCATATGGACATACAGATACATCGGTTAATGCAGTCAAAAAATTAAGAGCTGTAGTCCCTAATTATATTCATATTATGAGTGGCAATGTTTCTTCATACGATGCTTATAAAGACTTAATGGATTCTGGCGCCGACTCAGTTAGGGTCGGGATTGGGGGAGGCGCAGCCTGCACAACAAGACTAGTAACTGGATTTGGCACACCAGTATTAGGTTCAATTATGGATGTATATCAAAATGTAAAAAATGATGTAGTTAATGGAATTGTTTCTGACGGTGGCATTAAGCATAACGGAGATATCGTAAAGGCTTTTGCTGGTGGAGCCAGCGCAGTTATGATGGGAACTATGTTTGCGGGACATGAAGAGTGTGACGGAATGTCTAATGGAAAGTTTTTATTTAGAGGCTTGGCTTCTGAAAGTATACAGTTAGATAAAGAAACTGGAGAGAAGCCGCCTTTAAATCACCTTCATGTTGAGGGCGTTTCCGCATATATAGATAACAAGGGTCCAGTACGAAACACTATTACACAATTTATAAATAATGCCAAAAGCGGACTTTCTTACTGTGGATCTCAAAATCTTAAAATTTTTAGAGAAGAGTGCAGATTTATAAAAGTATCCCCGCAGTCTTTACAGGAATCAAAAAGCAGAATATAATTGTTTAACTTTCATTTTATGTACAGAGATCTTTCACGTTTAAAAATAAACGAATTAAAAGATTTTGTAACCGATCTTGAGCTGTCTGGATACTATTCAATACTAACTATATACAATTCAAATCAACATGATGGTTGGATCAAAGCTGCACATATAATAAACAAAAATGAAAAAATAAAATATAATATAGCAATAAGACCACATGCAATTTCTCCAGAGTACTGCATAATGATGTGCAGATCGTTTAATGACATACAGCCCGACAGACTAATGATCAATTTTGTTGTCGGAATAATAAATAATGATGAAGATAATCTTGTTAGCAAAGAAGATAGGGTTATTAATTTTATAAAATTTATTAAAGATTTTAGTAAAAAAAATAATGGTATGGCAGAGATTGCAGTCAGTGGTTCTTCCAATACCGTTATTGATTTAGCAAATCAATATGGAGATGTACTGTTTACCGAATACACCGCTTATCAAAATGTTCAAAAGTATATAAAAAATGTAAAAAAAATTGGCGTAGTGATTAAAGTTTGTATAAGGGATACAGATGAAGAGGCAAAATCTTTTATTGAAAAAATGGGAGAAAAAAACTGGGATGTCAGGTTTTATGGTACCTATGAAAAAATAAAAAAGAATATTATTGATATTAATAAACTTAATGTGTCCGACATAATGATATCCTGCGTACCGTCAGACGACAATATTAAAGAAATAAATAGACTGGTTAAAGAAATAAATGGTCTGTCTTAAACAACAATTTGCATTTTTAGTTGACCAAATGATATAATGTAATTGTACCTGCCAAATGGGGGTACTAATTTAACTCGCTTAAAAGGAGCACACAATGGTAACACAATTTGCTATGGATCTTTTCAAGGATCCATTTTTTATTGGTTTCAACCGAGAGTTGGAACGATTTAACAGTCTAAGTAAGGTAAACAATACGGCGTTCCCGCCTTATGATTTGCTAAAGTTAGATGAAGACAACTATCAGCTTTCGCTGGCAGTAGCTGGATTCACCAAGGAAGATTTAACTGTATCAATCGAAGACGGAAGCCTTTGGATCACAGGTGAAATTACATCAGCAACAGATGGAGAAGTTGTCCATAAAGGAATTGCTGCACGTAAGTTCACAAGAATCTTTGAGCTAAGTGAATATATGGAAGTCTCAAGCGTAGAGCTAAAGGACGGCATGTTAAATATCCGTGTAGTTAGAAATCTGCCAAAAGAGAAGCAGCCTAAGATCTTAAAGATCAAATAATATTGAGACCTGAGCATGTCCATAAACTGCTCATTAATTTAAAGGAGAATCATGTTTGAGTATTATGTTAAGAAGGTTACAAAGGTTGTGGACGGAGATACAATTGATGTAGACATTGATCTCGGATTTGATATATCATTTAGCTCAAGAGTAAGACTTGCTGGTATAGATACACCAGAGAGCAGAACAACAAATAAGATGGAAAAGGCATTAGGCTTAGAGGCAAAAGCTTATCTAAAGCATGAAATAGATGCAGCTAAATCTGTAGTAATTAAAACAGAGAAGATGGACAGCTCTGAAAAGTATGGAAGAATTTTAGGGTGGGTATTCTTGGATGGATCAGATGTATCTTTAAATGAAAAGATGATTCAAGACGGACATGCGTGGGGATACATGGGAGAAACAAAGATTAAAGACTTTGATGCATTGGCAAAGGCCAGGAAGAAGAGCGGTAAGTAATGCCAGTATACGAATATAAATGCTCATATGACGAAGCACATGCTTTAATGTCAGTGAACAGATCAATTACAGAAAACGACCCTGGGTATACATGTGTTGAATGTGAATCGGAAATGATTAGACACTTCACTCCATTCGGAATACAATTTAAAGGTAATGGCTTTTATAAAACAGATAATCCTAAATAGTTAAAGTGGTATAATTAACTAAGTAAACAAATT